CCGCTGAGGCCGGCCCTGCGTATCGACACCGAGCACGCCAAAGCTCTGAAGATGCAGATATCGGATGCCGAGTGTGCCACAGAGCTAGTACCGATCCGAATGTTCGCATCGGGATGCCTCGCAATCCCTCGACGTTGCCTTATGAGCGCACTTGATTGGCTCGGAGGGTCAGATGTGCCAAACCCATATCGGATCGACTGGTGCAAGGATGTGAGGGTCGACCAGTTCCCGACGCTGTGGATGCCGTTCGCGATGGATACTAAGCCGGGTGACTACGAGTACCTGTCCGAGGACTATGCTGCCGCGGTCAGGTTGAGCCTGTGCGAGGTGAAGCACTATGCCATGCAACCAAAGAAACATCTCAACCACTGGGGCGAATATCCCTATGGGTTCAAGCCTTATGCCGGCTAAGAAGGACAAGAAGCCAAGCTTACATGATGTAGCACAAGCTGCTGGTGTATATCCACACCACGCGCAATTTGTTATGTCTGGCAAAGGAAAGGTGCCTGCTGGTGTTAAAGAGAAAGTAATCAAGGCTGCTGAAGAGGTTGGGTATATCAAAACACATAACCCAAACCAGCACTTCAATAGCAAGCTAACACAAGAGAAGGCTGATATTGTAGTTGAAGGGATACTTCAAAACAAATCACTAGAGAGCATTACTGCTGATACAGGACTAAGCCCCACCACTGCTTTCAAGCTAATCCGAGGAGTCAAGGTTCCAACGGATTACCCAGAGAACGAGGACGACTGGCGTAAGGACGTGACCGGATTCCTGGAGGTTGCAATCTGGAAAGGCACCAAACGACTGGCTGAATCCTCTATTAACTTGATCGATGATCGTAGTTTACCCGTAGCGGTCGCTGTGCTGACCGACAAACTTTCGGTCATTAAGGGTCAGCCTACCAGCATACATCTCTCTATGACAGCATCAGTAAGCCATCGCGACCTAATGGCTGACCTAAAGGACCGTGATGTAACCCCAGTGAACGACGAGCAGACCCATGACTTGGTTTAGGTAATGGCCCGAAATGTCCTACCCCTACCAACATTGACCACGCAGAAACCACGCATTTAGGCCTGTTTATGGCAGTCAGATGCACAATAGCAGTTATATTCACTTCGACACAAAAACACGCAGCAATCGCCCGTAAACATTGGGTCAAACGCACATTAGCACCCACTCGAAAGGCCAATGTCCTACCCCACCGCCAAGGCCGGCGACAAGCAAGCCCAGGCAGGATGGGGGGAGGGGGTCAGGCAATCCGCGGCAGCGCCAAAAGGCGACGGGTAAACCAAAGCAAAAAATATTAACAAATGTCCCTCCCCCTCTGCCTCCTCTGCTCCAAGCCATTCGTTATTCTCAAGCATCACACCGGCCCTAAGCAAAAGCGCTTCTGCACCGAGGCGTGCAACACAGCCTGGTGGAATGAACAGCCATTGCACCCTGTTATACCCCGGGTAGACGCAGCCCACCCTCGTGCTGTCGAGTTACGCCTCAAGCGGACCCAGTTGGTCACACTGGAGAAGGCTGACCCGTATACGTATGGATTCATCCCCGACCACTGGGAGATCGGCAACACCGAGTACGCACTCACCCAGGAGCTGTTGGTATCCGGCGGCAACCGGGCTGGTAAAACGCTATGGGCAGCCCGGCGAGTGGTGCAGACGCTGCTGGAGAAGGAGAACGCCGCGGTGCTGTGTTGTCATACGAGCCATGCCACTAGCGTAACAGTACAGCAACCCGCTATATATAACTACCTGCCTGTAGCACTACGAGGCACTAAGAAGGGCAGGATCCACTATCTCAACTACTCTCGGAAGAATGGTTTCACCGATGGTAGCTTCATTCTCCCTAATGGCTCTCGGTGCGACTTCCTGAACTACACGCAATCGGAGAACACTATTGAGGGCCGTGAGGCGGACATGATCTGGTGCGACGAGTTAGTTCCACAGAGCTGGGTTGAGACACTGCGCTATAGGTTGATTACACGCCGCGGCAAGCTACTGGTTACCCAGACGCCGCTGGAGGGAGTTGCCAGTGTATATAAGGAATACACCGCCGGCTCTGCTATTACTCGGTTTGATGATGCGGAGCTGCTGAAGGGCAAGCAGGCGCTGCCTACATGGCCTGTGGGCAAGGCAGCTAGGACGATGGTGCAGGCCCAGACCAACCGGAGAACGGTGTTCTTCTTTAGCGAGGACAACCCGTACAACCCGTTCGACGAGATGAAGCTGAAGCTAATCACGGCACCTATGGGGCAGATATTGACCCGGGCCTATGGGTGGGCCAGCGACAACATTGGGAAGGCCTTCGCTAGGTTCCGAGTCGACATCCACTGCATCGAGCCCGAGGCAGTGCCCCCTGGGGGGACGCTGTATATGGTGTGCGACCCTGCCGGAGCGCGGAATTGGTTCTGTATGTGGATGCTGGTCTACGAGTCGGGCCGAAGGATCGTGGTGCGTGAGTTCCCGGACTACACCAATTATGGCGAATGGACGTTCCCTAGCGAGAAGCATGACGGCAAGGCAGGCCCAGCCCAGACACTGGATGCAGGCCGGTCGATATCGGAGTATCGGACCATGTTCAGGACCATTGAGGCAGAGCTAGGCTATGGGGAGCCAGTGATGCGATTGATCGACCCCAAGGCCGGCGGTAGCCCGGCATTATCGGAGCAGGGGGGCACCACACTCATCGACCTACTGGCTGAGAGTGACAACCCACTGGACGAAGGCATGGCCTTCATCCCGGCTCCTGGCGTGCCTGTGGATCAGCGGACAAGCGCCATCAACAGCCTGCTTTCCTACGATGCTACGCAGGAGCTTACCCCGCTAAACGAGCCGGCGCTGTATGTGGTCAAGAACTGCAGCAACCTGATCTATGCTCTGAGCGAGCACACAGGCCGGGATGGGCAGAAAGGGGCATCCAAGGATCCTATAGATTGCATTGGGATGCTTTTGGTCTCGGGTCTTGCTTACGTGGGCAATGGGGGTTTTGATACCCGCGGCGGCGGTGGATACTAATCTCTGAACCTATGCAAGGCGATTCATACAAGACGGCGGCTGATATAATGGCAACGGTGGGCGAGGAGCCCAATGTGAGTGCATTGACCGAGGAATTGCGGCGTGCTGCTACGGATAACGGCATTAGTACCCGCATCGAGCGTATCGAGAACACGCGCTTCTGCCGTTGGCCTGGCCAAACGCCCGACGGCAAGAAGAACAACGCCGACGGTAATGCCAACAAGCCTGCGTTTCCATGGGACGGTGCATCCGACACGCGCATCCCCCTTGCCGACGAGGTGGTGAATGGTTTGGTCGACCTGTGTTCGACTGCCTTCTGGCGCTCAATGCTCCGGGTTGTCCCGAGCAATGTGACCACGGTCGACCAGGCGGCTACGGCGCACAACCTGATGGACTGGGCCGTGAACTCCAAGATGTACTCGGACCTTACCCGGGAGGTCGAGCTGCTGTCCCAGTACCTGTGGACCTACGGCTGGACCGGAGTGCATATCTCCTGGCAGCAGGAGATGGGTCAGAAGGAGCAGGAGCTGACCATGGACCAGGTGATGGCACTGGCCGCCCAGTCGCCCGAGGGCTCGGTCCTGGCCGACTTCCCCAACTTGATTACCAACCCCGAGGCCGATGATCAATCCGCGGAGTTGATGATGGCTGCCTTTCCAAACTTAAAAAAGCGCCGGGCCATTAAGGCCATCCGGGAGCTACGCGAGGAGGGCGAGTGCGACTTCCCGGTGCCTGTGATGACCCAGAACAAGCCAATGATCACTGCCTTGGCACCCTGGGATGAGATTATATGCCCACCGGAGACCACCGACATCCAGAGTGCCCGAGTGGTGTTCCGCCGGTATTACATGACCGAGATCGAGCTCATGCAGAAGGTTGAGACCGACGACTGGGATGAGGAGTGGGCCAAGGAAGCGATCAACACGATGGGCAAGTTCTCCAACTTTGCCGACTACACGTATCTCGTAGGCCTGCCAAACAATTCATACGACGACCGCGCAAACCTCATCGAGGTGGTCTATGCGTATCAGAAGGCTGTGGATGCCGATGGTATCCCGGGTGTGTACTACACCGTGTTCTGCCCTCTGGTAGGCGACAAGTGGGGCTACTTTGAGCTGCTGGACTATGCGCATGGCCAGTACCCGTTCGTTTGCTGGCGCTCAGAGCTCATCCACCGAAAGATGACCGAGTCCCGCGGTGTGCCCGAGATCTGTTCGACCTGGCAGCAGGAGATCAAGGCGCAGCGCGACTCGGTGTTCGACTACACCAGCCTTGCAACCTTGCCCCCCATCGAGGTGCCTAAGACCCGGGGCGGTAACCTCAAGATTGGTCCGGCCATCCAGATACCGGTGCTACGCCGCGGTGAGATTGGCTTTATGGCTCCCCCCGCCCGTGAGCCCAATGTGGCCTTCACGCTGATCAACGAGGTCATGGCTCAGACCGACAGGTACTTTGGGCGCCCAACGGAGAAGGTGCCCCCCTCGGTGACCCAGATGCGGCAGCAGAGGACCATCAACAACTGGCTGCACGGCTGGACCGAAGCATTCCGGCAGGTGTTTAGTCTTACCCTGCAGTATATGGGCCCCCAGGAGGTGCAACGCATCACAGGATCGCAGATCCAGATAGGCGAGGACGTGCAGGACTTCGACGTGACCTTGAAATTCGACGTCAGGGAGATGTCATCCGACTTGGTGAGCGAGAAGCTCAAGGCGATCTCGACATTGATCCTGCCTTTGGACACTGCCGGCGTCATTGACCGGGCTAAATTGATCTCTGTCGCACTCCGGGCTATTGACCCGATGCTGGCTACCGAGCTTGTGATGCCTGCCGGGCCTGCATCGCAGAAGATGTTTGAGGATACCAACAACGAGATCGCGCTGATGAGCCTGGGCAACCCTCCTAAGCTCCGGGAAACCGATCCTACGGCTGCCATGCGGCTGCAATTCAGCCAACAAGTGCTCCAATCCAATCCGAAATACCAGCAGCAGGTGCAGCAAGACCCGCTTTTCCAAGCTAACCTGCAGAAATACATCGAAAACCTGCAGTTCAGCGTCCAACAACAGCAAAACGCTGTGACCGGTAGATTAGGAGTTCAACAATGAGACTTTCAGACGAGAAAATCCAAGAGGCCTTCGTTTCAGCGGGAGACGAGTCGCCGATTATGCGTGCCTTAACACAACTGCTATCGGACATGATTGAGTCCGAGGTGCTCAGTGCAATACAGCCTGACCTAACGGACTCAAGCCGGTCTCACAACTGTGGTAGAGCCGCTTCTTTAAAGGATTTATCGAGCTACATCGACAATTTGAGGACAGCTAATGGTTTGACGGATCAGTCCAACTAGTACCTCTTAACCACAACGGTTTCTTGGTTGACCTTAACAACCATGGCGCACAATACCCAGCTTGCAGGGTCTAAATAGCATGGATAACTCACAGAATACACAGGAAGCGACCCTGTCTAAAAACACGGCACAGGCTCCTAAAATCAATCCGCTTACTTTTGATGAGGCGGCATTGGCCAGGGTACTAGAACAAAGGTTCAGTGAGCCGGAAGAAAAACCGCAGAAGCAGATCATTGAGGAAGACCCAGAGTCCGAGGCCGCGGATGCGGAATCTCAGACCGAGGAAGCGGATCCTACCGCTAACCAAGAGGAAAATCAGGACGAGTCTCCTGAGGATGTTCTTTCTGAACAGAAAACCGAAGACCAAGCCGACGAGGAACCGTCCGGTTACCGCAAGCGCATCGACAAGCTGACTCGCCAGAAGCGTGAGGCCATTGAAAAAGCCGGTGAGCTAGAGCGGGAACTGAACGAAACCAAGTCCAAGCTGGAGAAGAGCCAAACCGATAGGCCGGTGCCGGTGGTCAATCAAGCCGATCCGTTTGCTGATGTCTGGGATGCGAAGAAACTCGATGAAGAGTGGAACAAGGCCCGAGATCTCAAACGCTGGTGCGAGGACAACATCGACGGCTGCGAAATAGGTGACAAGGAATACAGTTCTAGCGAGATCAAGCAGATCAAGCGGCGCGTAGAAGACGCGCTGGATATGCACATCCCGTCGAGAGCCCGGTTCCTGAACAACTACAAGCAGATCCAGCCTATTGCAGAGCAGATCTATCCGTTCTGGAAGGATCGTAGCAGCACTCAGTACACCGAGGCGCAGGCAGTGTTGCGGCAGTTGCCACAACTCTCTGCGTTACCGGAGCACCAGGTGCTTGTTGGCGACTTCCTGGAGGGCCGTAGACTGCGTTTGGAGCGTGAATCGGCCAAGGGGAAGCCCTCGGCTAAACTACCGCTTAAAACGGCTCCTAGACAGCCTGGAAAGCCTACGTCGAGTCCCGTTAAAAAGGACAATGCGCAGGCGGAAATCGCCGCGGCTAAGTCTCGGTTTTCGAAATCAGGAGGGGAATCTGAATTGGCTCGATTACTAGAACGTATTCTCTGACCTATGCCACTACTCCAACCTAACCAAGTCGGTATCCGCGAGGAACTCGCTGACTACATCGCCATCGTCGACCAGAAGTCGACCCCGTTTGTGTCTATGGCCCCCAAGGGTAAAGACCTCGGGAACATGGTGTTCTCCTGGCAGGTCGACAACTATGCTACGCCAGCGCCTGGTGGTATCGTTGACGGCACTGACGTGACCTACACTGCTGGTAGTCCTGGTAGCCCGGTTAACCCGGTTCCTAACCGTACCCGCCTGAGCAACAATGCCCAGGTGTTCCGGAACGATCTGCGTATCGGTTTCATTGCCAACACCTCCAACGTCGCTGGCGTTGGTAACGGCGGTGAAATTGCCAACGGCATCAGCAAGCGCCTCATTGAGCTGAAACGCAAAATGGAAAGCACTTTCCTGTGCACAAATCAGGCAATTAAAAACGATGATGGAACAAATGCGTATCTGACTAGCTCGTTGGGTCAGTGGATTAAAACCACTAATTCGACTGGCACTGGTGCCCCCACCTCTTCGTTTGCGCCAGCATCCGGTGCCCGTTCTACCACGGCTACTGCTTCGTTTACTGAAGCCACTGTTCAGAATGTTCTTACTGCGATTTACTCGGCCACCGGAACTTTCCGCGATTACGATTGTTTCTTGGGAGCCAATCTCAAGCGTGCGTTTACCAATCTGACGGCTAGCACCACTGCCGTTACGACTAACACTAACACAATCGCTGCGACCGCTGTTCGCACC